GTTGCGCTATCAACATCAAGGTCAATGTTTACTGTGTTGCTTGCACCTTGCACTATCGTATCAATGTCTGCACCACTCGCTAAAGAATTAGTCGCTAGATCAAGTGTAAATGTATTAGTTGATCCATCTACATCAACATTTACATTCGCGTTATCTGCCGAGTTTGAGTTGCCAGCATCAACTTGAATAGTATATAAGTTGGTATCACCATCAAAACTAAACAGCCCTGTGAATGAATCTGCATTGATGTCACCTAGCATCTTGTTATTATTACCTATCTGGTTTACATCTAATGTCATTGTAGTACCATCAAGATCAAATGCAGTCATAGAGCCGTGTGCTGACTGTAATCCGCCAATTATGTTTCCAGAACCTAGTTGTTCTAAGTCAATGTTCGCTGTAGCACCAACTTGATCTACATAGATTTCGTTATCGTCAGCTATTGCGCTACACGATAACAATAAAAATAAACTAATTAATTTCTTCATATTCCCAATACCCCTTGCTAATTCCTATCTTAATTATTTGTAATACTCCTTGTTCGATTGATTGTTGCAATGCGATTGATGTACTTTCATTCTCTGCTGCGCCACCTTCTATTTCAACTAACTCAGTTCCATTAGATATAAAACGAAACAAGTCTTGCGACAGCCCTACTGAGATAATACTTTTATTTATCAATACTTCAATTAAAACTTCCCCTGTGGAAACAGAAACCAAGCGTAATGAAATAGTAATTAAATCTTCCCGATACTCTTTAGAGCTTCCTATCCCCAAATAACGCGCACCCATTCCACCGCTTCTAATGTTAGAATCTATGGAAAGGACAGCACCCTGTACCAATAACCCAGCCAACAAAAGAGGTTTGACAGCACTCTCCTCGTCAAAAGTTTCTCTTGTTGAGCGTATTAATTGCCTTTCTTTGGTCAAACTGTCTAATCCAACTCGTTCTGCTACTTGAAAGAACTCACCATTCGATGCGTGTTTTAATGCTCTAATTAAAAGTGCTTCTGGTGCTTGAGTAATAGCGGTTGAGAATAAGGCGAATTGCGAGTTACTTCTTCTCTGTCCTGTCATATCTTTAAAGCTATTAGGATATACAGCTATTACTGGTTTTCTTTTTGCTGGTTTTAGATTTAAGAGTTCTTCGTTTTGTAACTCTAGTATTGATGCTTTTTCTATTACTATATAAGGCAGACCGCCTTCTTCTAATAGAGAGCTATATCTTGGTGCGCAACTAGAAAGTAAAGCTACCAATAGGAACAGTAATAGAAGTCGTACCGCCTGTTTCATCTGTGATGATAAGTGTAATTGTATCTTCTTCAACAACATATTCAATCGTATTACCTTCAAGCTCCAGCTTGCCTGATTTTTGTGGTGTTTCGCCAAACAGTTGCTCTACCATTTGACGGCTTAACTGTGCATAAATACGAGATTCCAAGTTGCGTATAAATCTTGCTAGTGTTGTGTTATCCGCTTCTCTTGCGAGTTCGTCTTGGTATGCCTGTATTTCATCTTTAATGCTCTGCCTTCTGGTATTCTCTTGATTCTCGATTGTTAAGTAATGTGAAGAACTGTTAACACCAGAAAAGCTAGGGCTTTTAAATCTGAATGATATTTCATCTGCAACTAAATTACTTGCAAATAATACCAATAAACTAATCTTTACGTTGGTCATCTCTATCTGCTTTTGCTATTTTATCAATTTCTATTAAGTTTGGTGCGCCAAGTAATGTTTTTAATAATACATCTTGTCGTATGGTCTGATTATCTAAAGCCCTAACGCGATCTATGAGTGCCACTATAATGCCATGTTGAGCATCCAGTTTAGTGCTGAGTCTTTCTTCCATTGCGTTTAGACTGGCATCTACTTTTTCATCAACCACATCTATCTTTTGTTCCATACCATCAATAATTCGGTTTATTAATTTCCATATAAATATACCTAAACCCAATGCACTTGCTATTGGGAATCCTACTTGATTAATAAACTCTATTGCTTCATTCATGGTATTTACCGCTTAATTAGATTTTAACTTATTATATTCTTTTATTGAATTTAAAGCGGATTTTAAACTTTTCATGCTGTCAGCATTTTTCATTTTATCGTCTGTAACATAAATACAAGTCTTTGAGTGTCCTTTTTCATTGATAGTTTTATGAAATGGAAAAAACAATATTTTTTTATACTTAGCGCAATACAACGCAAATAAATCTACATAACCTTTTCTAAAAAATCTTTCTTTAGAATGAGAACCTCGCCTTATATCAAACTTCCAACCAGGTTTTTTGTTGTTTCTTTTTGATTTGGTTTTAACTTGTACCTTTAAAAAATCTTTTTTATGTTCAAATAATACATCTGCTTGCGCACCATCGGTGTTTACAATCACATAGTCGCTAATCAAAGACAAAACGGAAGCGGTAAAATATTCACCTGACTTGCCGAGCCTTTGTGTTGCTCTGTTCATATAGGGTTATTGGGTTTGTGGTTGCTCTATTCTATTTAATCTTTCAATTAAAGTTTGCATGTCAGGTGTTTCAAATGCACTAGGTATGTTTAAAATATTAGCTGGAGCTGCAACTGCACCAGGTGATATTGGAGCTTTAATAATGCCCGCCATACCTTTTGGTATGTAAGTTTTTAATATTCCCTTAAATGTTTTTTTGTCTGATAATTCTTTTGCAATCATTTTTAAAGCCGTAGGATTTGTTTCTGTTAATATCCTAGCTAATTCGTTTGCTGCTGATAGTGCTGCTCTTTCTTGCAACTGTGGGTTATCTGCTTTTAACATACCGTATAACAAACCAACTGGACTAAGGTTTTGAATATCACTTGGTTGCATCAATGATTTGATTGCTGATACTGCTTCTTGTCTGCCAGCAGTTGCGCTGTTACCAACGACTAAATTTGAAGTATCTTTAATTCTTATTTCATCGGTTAAATTGCTTATAAATTTATTAAATTTATCTTCACCCTGTTTTCCTTCTTCAAAAGTTAATCTTAATAATTTTCTGCTTCTAGGTGTTTTTATAATATTAAAAGCTAAATTTGTTCCGCGACCCTCAATACTTACGCCTTTTTCCATTTTTTCGACAATGTTGTTTAATACTCCAGTTCTAAAGGCTTCTACCTCAGATTTTGACATAGTAGCAATTTCAGCAGCTAGTTCATCTGCGTTTTGAGATGGCTTGTCAAATATTCTTCCTAGCTCCATTTTATCCATTACAGATGTTTTTCCAGCCCACTCATCTCTGGCTCTTTTATATGTCGGGTTATAAGTATCCATGTATTTCAAAAAATTATCTTTTGTTGATTTTTGTAAATTTAACTGTGTAGAACCTACTCCGCTAGTTGGTGATCTTCCTGTATAAATTGCATCATCTAAACTTAATTTCATCCAATGTAATAATTTTGTATCTATTGCTTTTACTGGGTTTCCTTTTTCTGTCAACATTTGACCATTTACAAGGTTGATTCTTGGTAGAGTTACCCCAGATTCATTTGCCAATTCGTATGCTTTTTTAAAAGCGTTTTGTGCGCTTGGTCTTTTTAAAAGCTCTACAAATTCATCATTAATAGGAATTTGTTTTTCCATCGCTTTGTCATATAAAATCTTTCCATTATCCCTTCTTGCTGATTCTAATGCTTTATATTCGTCAAAATAAGAACCTTTTGCGCCAAAAGCATCTTTTAAATCAGAGCTAATTCTTGCAATCATTCCCTCATTTCTTTTTTGTAAAAAATCTTGCGCTGTTCTTTTTGCTGGGCCAGGTATAACATTTACAGCATCTAAATATGCTCTAGTATTTGGGCCGATATCTGCCATTGTGTAGTTTTTTCCAGCCCTGTCAGTAATAAATTTTATTGCAGATGTGATGTCTGTTTTGTCATAATCTAAAGCCTGTTTAATTAACGCTTGAGCTGCTTTTTGCCCAACGCCTTCTGGCTTTTGAAACGATGCTTTTATTTCTTGACTTACTTTAGCAATAGGTCTTGCTAATGTTTGCATAGCAGCTCCACCAACCGCGCTAATTGCACCAGAAGTAACTGCTGGCCCAGCTCTTTCAGTATAACCTTCTGCACCACCCGCGCCATAAACTAACCCAGCTAAACCAGCTCTAGTAGCAGCAGTTCCTATTCCTGTTGTAGATAATGGGGCTGTTGTTCCAAAGCTCAAAATAGATGGGATCATTGCTCCAGTTATTTCTGCTCCAACAGCTTTTAATGGTTCTTCTTTTTGGATTCTTTCAAAAGCAGCTCTTTCTAAATCTCTACCTTGTTGCATGGTCAAATCGGGAGAAAGCGCACCCCTAGCAGTTCCCACTATTTCATCTAAAAACCTAAATGTTAATCCTTGACCACCAGCTTGCGTTAAACCTGTAAAAACAGGAAATTTGTAATTTTTTTCATCCTTAGTATCTCCACCAAGATACAAAGCTGTTCCTTTTTTAGTTTGTATAATATCGCCAGGTTTCATTATTAAAAACCTGGCGGTAAAGGAATGTTATTAGTTGATGTAAAGTCTTCTGAATTGAGTTTTCCCTCAGCTTCTCTTTCTAGCAAATTATTGTATTCCTGTATTAATGATTGCGCAGTATATAACTGTGGGTTTTTCCTCATGTGTTCAGCAAATGCTAGATCTCTTTGAAAAATCGTATTTTCTGTTTCTGGATTACTGTAATATTTCATATCAAAATTATGTTCATCAATTCTTCTAGCATTGGATAATTTTAATCCCTTAATCATTAATCTATTACCCTCAACAGATTTCGTTAATCCTGGAGCTGCTTTCTCAATAAATGCTAAATCATTGTCTGTTGGGTTTACACCAAGATTTTTTACTAACGGTATAACAATATTACCTGTTCCAGCTAAAAAAGATTCTGCTCCAGCAACTTCGGTAGTTTTGTATTCATCACCTAATAAAAATTGACCAAGCCTGTTTAATGTTAAGCCCGCTTCTGCGCCAAAACCAGTATTAAGCCCTTGATCTAACATATTTTCTAAGTTATCTAAATTTGAATTAAGATTAATTGCCTCGTATGATTTTGCTTTTGCTTCCTCGTAATTTTTTGGAAGTGCTTCCCCAAGACCCTTTTCACTAAAATCAATTTTTGTAGCTCCAGCTTGTGCTGTTCTTAATAAAAACTTTTGGTATTCTTCATTAGTTGGAGTATCGTCTGTTCTTATATACTCCTCATAAGATGTTGGGCCTTTTGTTGGTTTGGTTGGAGCAAACATAGTGGCTGGCACACCAGACTCAGTAGCTCTTATCATTTCTCCGTATTGTGGATAATCTCTTAAAAAAGATTCTCTTAACCTTCTCTGTCTTAACCTTTCATCTTCTTGTGCTTGCAACGCCATTCTTTGTGGATCACCAGACAAAGTAGCACCAGTACGTCTTAACGCTCTGCTAAGATTTTGTATGCCAGCTAATCTCTGTGCTTCTGGAGATAATCTTGGGTCAGTAGTTGCACCCATTCTTTCCAAGCCTGTGCTTGCTCTTTGACCTAAACGTTGTAATAAATCTTGTATTGCCATTAAAATTCACCTCTGCCTATTTCGTCTGGTGGTAATACATAAGGTTGTTTTTTAGGACTAAACAAACTACTTAAAAATGGTTGTGCTTGTCCATACAGTTCTAATCCAGAGGACAGTCGATCAAATATACCAGGACTGTATCTTTCTGTTTCTGTTCTACTTGGTGTAACTCCACTCACACCAGTTGCCAGTAATCCAAGTTGTCGTTGTGGATAATCTAATGCTCTCTGGAACTCACCTCTAGCAGCAGCTATCGCTTGCTGTTGCAACGCTTGCTGTTGACCACCAATACCACCTAGCAAACCTAAACCACGATACTGTTCACCTAGCAAGCCTCTTTGTAAGTCTGCTTGAAACATTCTGTTTCTCATTTGTCTTTCAATATCTGACTCTGCTGCCCTCTGCGCCCTACCAAAGCCCGCCTCACGCAAGCCCGCAGATGTTCTTGCCATAGCTTCTGCAAAAGGTCTTTGTGACTCACCTTCCAATAAAGCAGATCGAGAACCACCAAATGCACCCGCACCGATTGCCCTAGCTTGCGCACCACCTCTAGCAATATCCGCTTGACGTTGAATATCTTGCATAGATTGATCTATAACTTGAGAAGTAAATGGGCTTTGATATGCACTGATGTCTGCACCCAATAAAGACGGTGCTTGTTGCCCAGCAAGTTCACTTAACCTTGAAACAGGATCGAGTGCTTGAGTTCTTTCAAACATACCTCTGGTAGCACCAAATGCTCGTAACTGATCTGGTGAGAAACCAGCAACCATTGGCCCTGTGTAGGGTACGAAAGGTTGTTGTGATGCAGCTTGCGCTTTCTCGTATAAATCTCTTTGTATTGCTTGGGTTTGTGGGTCAACCATCATTGATGCTTGGGTTTGACCTGTGCTACTGCTTCCACCATCGAATAAACCTTTAACAGCACCAGCTGCTCCAGCTACTTTTCCAGCGGTTGTTAATATTGGTAATGCTGCTGCCATTTCTATTCCTCTTATAAATCTTTGCTAACTAGGTATTCTGGCTTAAAACCTAAGTGTTTTATTTTTCTAAACCAACCTTTTCTGCCTATTAATGTAATTTTATTTATGCCTATTTCTTTTGCGTGTTGTTCTATACATTTATATATTGCTTCTATTTCTTCGTATTTGCCACTTGCACATAAGATGTGCATGATATTTTTTTGGCTAAATGCAACACATTCAGTAACTATGACGGATTCCTTGGCGGGCCATAAAAAGGCTATTCCGTTTCTTATTTTATCCTCTATGTCGTTAATTGTATAGGTATCTTGATACTTCATTGCCTTTACAAGTAACGGCTTACATCTTTTCCATTCTATTTCCCACGGCTCAAGTTCTTGCTGTGGGTATAAATCAATAACTTTATTAGTCGCCTTTTGCATACTCTACTATACTTGCAACAACATTAACTACATTAGCAGTTGATGCCGTTACCTTTAAAATTTCTCCAGCCGTTAAAAGCAAACTTCTACTTAATAATTCATGCGTAGTATCTGTTGCCATGTCGTAAGTGTTATACAAAGTAAATACATTGGATGATGTATCAGTCAATGTAACAGTTATCTGCGCTTGTCCTGAGTGTGCGTTGTTAGCAATCATTGATTCTACAATAGCAAAATCAAAATCACCGCCAGTAGGTGCTGTATATAAAGTAGTAACACCAGTAGAGCTTAAATCTAGTTTTGCATTTGTCGCTCTTTGTATATATTGCTTTTGTGAGGATAAATCCATTATCTTCTGCCTCTAGTGACTACATCCAAACGAACATTACCTAATTCAAAATCTTGTGTAGTATCGCCTGTTACTTTCATCTGCACTTGCCTAGCACTGAATCTGGCATCTGTGTAACCATCACTCGAATCAAATGTAAATGAACCAAAATCTGTTTCTGGGCCTAGTGGTGTAAACTTACCAGTAAAACTTAATGTCACACCAGGTAATGTACTGGCTTCTGAATCGGGTATGATTTGATTGCATTGCACATAACGATCACCGTTAGATATTTCTATCGGCCCTGACTGACAAAAAGGTACAGATGTTCCTAAGTTAGGTGAGTTATCTAATGTGGTGCTTTCGTGTTGATATACAAAACCACTATTATCACACGCAATCGGATAATCAAATACACCTTGATCCACCCAACAACCTCTGTCCATAGCACCTACCGCCCACACATTATCCATGTAATTCCAAATAATATATTTATCGGGTTTTTGACTGTCAGTAGATGGGAAGAACCAAATAAATTCATTGTAGTTAGAGTTATGACCACCCGCTATGGTTTTACGATAACTGTAATTTAGATCGCTAAAGATATAATCGTGTACCTCGCACGGAACTTCTCTCACCCTTCCATCGTAAATAAATATCGCGTTCTCTCCCACCCAAGATAATGCGTTACCAGAACTTGCTATAGATCGAGTTGATATTGCTTTACAGTTAGTACCCGCATCTGCAACACCATATACAAATGGATTGCCATTATAAAACAACCTAGCAATACCAGTATCAGTAAATAAAATAACATCTGTTTGAAACTTTTTAGCACCAATTAATCTACCACCTGTCGGCACTTGCAAGTCACCCGCAGTATTGGTTGCTTTAGCTGTCCAGTTAGTTTCTTCTTCTCTGGAACACCACGATACCTTTCTTGGATCACCACCCGCACCAATCGCTAAAATATGTCTTTCGTTTGTTACAACAACAGCTAGGTTGCCAGTAGGTGCATTAGTTATTGCTGTTCCAGCAGAATCAGGCGTATTTGTGCCACCGCCATGCGGCCTCCATTGATATATCTTGCCATCAGATGCAGAGCAAAATATTAAAAACTCACCCCAGTTATCAAATGAGAATGAAGTTGTATCAAACAATAATCCAGACTGTGATCTGGCATCTCCGTAATCTTCTTGTCCATATTGGTATGCACCATAGCCTAGTGGGTCGTTTGAGGCATCAGTAGTAAATCCAGTAGGTGTTATGTCGTACCAAATATTACGAGTTAATACATAGACTTTTTGTCGAGTGCCAACAGCTAATACAGAGTTGCCAAAGTTATCGCTGTATGCGTAGAGTGCGGTGG